AGCAGGTAGGGCACATCCTGCTCGACGACGAACTTGTAGAAGCTTTCCCAGTCGCCGGTCGAGTAGACCGTCTTGACGGTGCGATACGCCGAACCGTTGGGGGTGCGGATGCTCTCGACGCCATTCGACTTGCAGTATTCCAGCAGGGCTGCCTTGACTACCTTCATCTTCTCGTCGAGGGCTTCGATTTGCTGTTCCATCTCCCGCTTGATACCGTCGCGCTTATCCCGCATGCGCATGTAGGTCCGCACCAGCTTGTCGGGGGGAATAAGGGTCTCTTGCGAGTTCTCGCTCATGCTTTTCTCCATGTGTGTTTTAACTACCGTTACAGCTTACTGCCAACCACAATGCTACGCAAGCAGATTTTTGTAAAGATCAATTAACTTTGTGTGATCGCATTCACGGCTATCAAGCAGGCTGTAGATATGCCGCTCGGCAGGGCTGCCCTGCAGTCGCACCACGGTAACCGGGTTCTTCTGCCCCACCCGGTGAGCGCGGGCGTTAGCTTGCGCGTAAGTTTCCAGCGACGGTGTCGGCCCCCACCACACAACCGTATCCGCCGCAGTCAGCGTAACCCCGTGTGCAACCGTCTGCGGTTGGATCAACAGCACCCGGGGGTCGTCTGCCTTCTGGAACCGCTCAAAGATATCGTTGCGTTGCCCAACGCTTACGTCGCCCCGGATCACTGCAACCGAGGTATCGTCTTTCTCAAGCTGTTCACGCAACACATCGATTACGTGACGGAAGGGGGCGAAGATGATGACCTTATTCTTGGTTTCGTCGATCACTTCGCGCAGCACTTTGTAGCGGTTGGCGATATCGAACATCAGCACTTCACCGCTATCCGAATACACCGCACCGCAGGAAATTTGCAGCAGCTTATTTAGTCCTACCGCTGCGTTCACCGAAGTTACTTCTTCGCCAGCAGCTTCGACTACCAGCTTCTTCTTAAGATCGTTGTAGAACCGCTTCTGCTGGGGGGTTAGCTCAACATCTCTTACGACATAGGTCATATCGGGTAGGTCGGTGCACTCGCGCTTTGTATATCGAATCGCTGGCTGCAGGCAGGTGTGCACGATCTCCGCTGCTTGGGGCTTCGGGTTCCAGCGAAACTGCCCTACCTTATACATCACCATGTCTTTAAACGCGGTGAAGAACTGCGGCACCCCTTTCGGGTTCACCAGCTTGGCAAGACCGTAAGCCTCAACGGGCGACTGCGCAGCGGGAGTGCCGGTCAGCATCCACAACCATGTATCCGGCTTAACCAAACGGTTTAGGCACTTCCACCGTTTCGTAGTAGAAGTCTTGTAGGCTGTTGCTTCATCCACGACGATGAGGTCGAAACCACCCGCAGCGATTTCCTTCTCGACAATCTCAAGCCCGTCGTAGTTGATGATGACGAACTGCGCATCACCCTCGATAATTTCTTTACGCTTCGCGCTGTTGCCGTAGGCGATGTCCACCGAACGGTGCATTGCGATCTTGAAGAGGTCTGCCTGCCACGCCGCCTGCATGATCGACAACGGACAGACAATCAGCACGCGGTTAATCTCACCGATCTGCATCAGGTAGTCGGCGGCCCAAATTACCGAACCGGTTTTACCTGTGCCCTGCTCCGAAAAACAAAACGCTTTCCTGTGTAGCGTAAGGAACGACGCGGTATGCCGCTGATGTTCAAACGGCCTGAGTGTTCCGGGCCACTTGTAGTCCCGCAGTATCGGGGAAGGGATACCTTTTATCCGCAGCGACTTGAGTGCCTGCGCTTCCTTCAGCCCCCAGCGCACCAGCACGTTACCGTTCGCCAGTATCTTGCTGTTGGGTATAACTGTAGTCACACGCTGTGGGTCACGCAGGTTAAGCAGTAGGGCTTTATTTTCTATTATCTGCATGCTTGTCTCCGAATAAGGGCCGGTCTTTCCCGGCTGTCCGTGTGCACCCTAACTTAGGCGTCGGATCATGGGTAGTCAGTCACACACTGGCGCGGTTGGGTTCATGTCCGGGGCCATCGCCCCGCCGCTACGCTGCACACTCACGCCTTATGCAGGTGTAACGGGAACTACAGCTACTCACCTTTTTTGTGGCCGTTCCTGCTGCGATTCTTCTTAGGCGATACAAGCCGGGTGCCATCTTTGTTCGTGCCGCCCTTGCTCAACATCACCTTATGGTCGATGTCCTTGCCCGTGCGGTCAATACCTTTCTTATCGTAAGCACGGCGTGCACGTTGCCGCTCCATGCGATCTTCATGCTCGCCGCGCTTCTTCTGCATTTCGTATTCGTGCTTATAAGGCCGAGGGCTTTTCGTGTATGGCATGTTAGCGATTCGCTCCGTTGTGCGGGCACGCGGTAACGACGCAGTGTCGGCGGCACAGCCCGCTGGGGTTAGGGTTCCATACTTCCGACTTGTATGCCGTGAGCATGCGGTCGTAGTGCGTCATCCACTTTTCCCAAAGCTCCGGCTCCTTATCGAGTGCGTATCCATCCTTGATAAACGCATTGCACACGACGAAGAGTAGTCCAGCTTTCACCGTTTTGATCTCGGGGAAATGCTTGAAGATCGCTAGTGCCATCAATTCAAGCTGCCCGGTGTCGGCATACTTCGTTGACTTACCCGTCTTGTAATCCACGGTGTAGGCAACGCCCCCTTCCTTGTTCAGCACGATGAGGTCCGCGATGCCGCGCCACCATACGTCCTTCGCGTAGAAGTCGCAGGGTTCAAGGTTTCGCGTCAACCCCATTTTATGTTCGCACAACTTCTCTCCGGGGAGAGCCTTCAACTTATCCAGCGCGCCCTTGATGTAGGCAAACTGCGGCGGCAGTGGCGTGCCGAGGCTGATGTAGTCCTCCGCTGCTTTGTGCAGGACCGAACCATACGTCATCGCTTCCGACGTAGGCTCCTTGTAGTCCTTAGCCACCCGCAGGTGGTAATACTTGCGAGGGCACTGCTCAAACAGTTTGATGCTACTAAAAGACCACGCTGGGTATTCCAATCAACACTCCCCGTAAGACGCCCCGACACCACTTTCACAATTTACCGGCAGACCTTCGGCCCACTCCGGCACCTGCCGCATGCACTCCTCAACATACTTCTGCGCGGTGAACGCTTCTTCTTTCGGTGCGATACAGGCGATGGCGTCGTGCACTGTCAGCACTACCGGATACTGCTTGGCGATGCGGACCATCTGGTCCCCGATAATTATCCTCGCCAGCCCCTGAATCACATTTTCCACCACTTTTCCGCCGTATATCTTAGTCCGTCCCCGCCGCGTTTGATAGGAGTACTGTAGCCCTTTCTCCTCCTGCGTAGCCGACAGCCCCGTATAGCGTAGGAGCATACCGTTAGGCAGGCGCAGGGCATGAGCCTCCGGCACCAACTCGACCACCCCCGGACGCCCAAACGCCGTCACCGCACCCTGCGAGAGCGCCGCCAGCGTCACCTGTGCCTGCTTCCACAACGCTGCGATGGCGTAGTTAGCTTCCCGGTAGGTCGCTACGATCCGGCGGCACTCGTCGAGGCTCGCGTCCACTCCTGCGGCTTTCAGAGCAGTTTGGAACTTCACCGCACCCATACCGTACCCGCAGCCGAGGATCGTTGTTTTTCCTACGAACCGCTGATCTTTAGTAACTTCCGCTTCCGGAACGTTATAAATTCTAGCAGCCATCTTCACATACACATCCTCCCGGGCGGCGAACGCCTTCACTACGTCGCCCTGCCCAGCGAACCACGCCAGCGTGCGTGCTTCGATCTGCGAAGAATCCGAGTCGATGATGACGTAACCCTCGGGGGCCATGATGGCTTTCTTGAGCGTGCCCGCGTTGGCACCACGCGAGGGAAGGTTCTGCAGGTTGAGGTTGTCCGACCCACCCCACCGCCCCGTATGCGCTGCGTAATACTTCAAGGGTACTGGCATCAAGCCTCGTTTCGCGATGCCAATCAGCCGCTCTGTCCGGGTTTCTTCCAGCGTGGATTTAGTCCCCAGCCGTGCGGAGACGAGAGCCTGCACCCGCTCGTCCGGGTAATCGAGCAATGCCTTGAATTCCTCGTCGCTCTTCGCGAACGCCCACGTTTCTTTGTTGGTAGCGAGGCTGATCTTCCTCGGCGGGTTCACCCCCAACGATAGCAACTGCTCCGCGAACTTGTCGTTGGACATGAGCAACTTGTTATCTACCATGCTGCACTTCTTCAGGAGGTCGGCCTTGCGCTCGCGCACCTCGATCAGGTGCTTCTCCAGTAGCGGAAGATTAAGCTCCAGCTTAGGTTCAGTGAACATCCGCAGGGTCAGGTCGATCAACTTCAACTCCGACTTTGGGAAGTCCTTACCCACCAGCGCGGCAAACAACTTGTAGGTTAGCTCTACATCATTGATACAGTAGTCGCCGTACTGTGCGAGTTCCTCCGGGGTGAAGTCGGCGCGGCGCTTGCCGATAGCTTTCAATACCTCGGTGCCTTTCTCCCCAAGCTCGTATCGCTGCACCATCGCAGCCAGCGATCCACCAACCTCGATCCCGTCCACCGCCCGCCCCATCGACAGGGTGTCGAGCAGCATCTTCGGGTGTATGTCGAATACCCAACTGAGAATCGCACCATCGAACATGGTGTTGTGCGCAAGCAGTGCGCTGCTCTCCCACGGGAAAGTCTTCAGCCACTTCCCGATCTCCTCGTGCGTGCCGCTCGCCCACTGCGTCTCATCATCGTCCACCTTGACCGCCACGCCGATCACTTCAAAACGCGGGTCACGGATATATTCCTCGGTGGTGATTTTGCTAAGGCTGAATTCTTGCGAATAGTAAGTTTCAAAGTCGAGTGTTATCACAGCCATTTTCTCTCTCCCGCCACGATTATTAGTTCTTCAAGCGAACTCAGGTTCGCCTCGTTAATGACGAACGCCGAACCCCCCGCTACACCGATCTGCTGCAGGTTCTTCTCCTGCAGCGCCGTCGTCTTGCCGTTACCGGCCTTACACTCTATACCGATGAACGCACCACGATAGCACACAATAAAATCCGGTGCACCACTCTTACCGAACCCGCCCGTAACCGTCATGTGGTAGTAGCACCCAAGTTTATCGAGGACTGCTCTAACCTTCTTCTTGACCTTCGCTTCCGGTGTCACGTTTCTTCGCTCTCTTGGCTTGTTGTTTAATCCGGTATTCCATACATTCGACGCAAATCCATACGTCCTTGAACTGCCCCTTGAGGACCCCGCCGCCATCCAGTGGCATCAGCCGCTGGCACTTCGTGCAATACCTACGTCCGTTCATGCTGCCCGCCCATATA